TGCTTTCCTTTTCTTAACTTCTGGCCGCTGGTAATATTCTTTGTAATGGCCTGCGGCTCTAAGTCGTTCACGGTGCATATTGTTGTATTTTATTCTTTTAGGAGTCCGATTGTAGATTCTCCCTTTCTCTCGCCTGCATTCTTTACATTGGCTGTCTACACCGCAAGTCGATACATAAAACTCGCTGATAGCCTTTGTTTTCTTGCATTTACTGCAAGGTTTGGTTTCCATGGCTCGCCTTTCTATTTATAGGATAATTAGTTGCTGTGTACTAATATACAGCAACAGAGCCAACAAGTCAAGATAAAAATAAAATTTATTTTGTGGCTTCACGAATGGCATCGTCGGCCATAGCCCATATACCTGAAAGCTGTCCAGATAACACGATTTTATCGTCATTAGACGCATGGACAGCCAGCTTTTGTATCTTCTCACACGCTGCCAGCAAGTCAGGCTGGGCATCTTTTTTTCCGCATCGGTCACACTTTGTATTATTCCAGACCCGACCGGCACAATACCGGCAATATACAAAAGTGCTACTCTTTGGTATTTCTTGTTCCATAATAATTCTCCTAAGTTAAGCCCATCACTCCCAGACCAACGCAGCCCAGGAATGACGGGCGGAGTAAGTTTAAGCATACCAAGAACAATACTTTGCCGAGCCATCCCAGAGCCAGGCGGTTTCACATTCACTAATCCGCAGTGTATTACCTTGGCAGACCTTACGTCTTAAAGCGGGCTTGCCCATAAAGAAACACCCTTTTTGGGGCATTACATTACAGCACATGAACCCGCCGGTTCCCTCAACTTGTTGGCTCATTATCTGCCGTACTTTAACAAAACACCCTTTTGTTCCGACTATTTGGAAAAAATCAACGTTCGTTTGATCGTAACCCCACGAAGTATATAAAATATCGTCGATCTTTAAGGTAGGTGTGAATGATTTTTTTTCTCTTTGTTTCTCGGCTTTTCGTGCTATACGGCTTTCGGCAGAGTTTACATAAGAATCTATGGCTGTTTCCCGCTGTTCTTTTGTGTGATAATAGAAATTGGCGATAGGTCTTGACGCAGTACCCCTGAATATCTTCAAACAAGGGCGAATCGTGCCGCTAAAAGATGAATCGTAAGCGACGATAATCAAATCATAGATAATACGCTTTTCTGCATTTGGCTTATCCATCAGAACCTCAACTTGAGAATCTTGGTAAGCCTCTCTTTGTTTCTTTGTGTTTAATCTTGTCATAATTCTTACTCCTTACAAAAACACATTATAGTTAAGCCCGCTGCCCTGCATCGAAAAGAGCCGTGATCGGGGTGCGGGTGAGAGGGTTTAGTCGGTCATCATGCAAATTTCGCGGTCTTGGCATTTTTCGCAAGACAAAATGATTTTCCCTTCGTTTTCTTTGTCAATACACGACATCTTTTCGCAAACTTCATGGTTTTCTGGAAATTCTATTTTCTTTGCCATTTCAATACTCCTTTGATTTAGTGCCCGTTAAGGCGGTTAGTGGTTAGAATGTTTTAGTTATCGTTTCATATTTAAGCTCAGACTCAGTACATTCGGCGTATTCCATCACATTTTCGATAGCTTCTGCAAGATCAGGATTATAGATAGCTCCGATATAATCACCATTTGGCTCTTCGAACGCATAGCCAGTAATCTCTGTTTTGATTTCAGGTATAACGAGGGATTTGAGTTCAACTTCACATTCTGCTATTATACGAAGTCTATCCGATGCTGAATGTCCTCCTGCAAAGCTGGAATAACCCTTATAACCCTTATTCATGCGAATAGTCATAAGTAAAGAGCGTTTGCGGGATACTGCGTTTGCTCTTGCTTGTGCGGTATTCATAACTAACTCCTTAAAAGTAATAAACTTGTTATCCTTACATATAGAGTATAACACAAGAATATACAATGTCAAGCAAGAAAATACAAGAAAGTATAAAATGGTGATGTAAGTGCTTATAGGGTAAGGACATAAAATCTTTAAATAAATATATTTTTATCTTTACAGCGTATAAATAAAAAAATAATGCAAATAAAACATATAATCATTTGACAAGTGTATAGTTTTGGTGTATACTATTTATGACAGTTAAGAGGTGAACTATGCCAAGCATAAAAGACAAAAGCACGGTAGATGCAATAGCAAGGGACTTTTGCAAGCATAGGTGTAAGTCAAGAGCATTACAAGCAGGGGGATACAGTGAACTGTACAGCAAAAGGTTAGGATTAAGATTGTTTACTAATGTTCACGTAGTCCAAGCAATAAAGCGTATAGACGATGCAACCAAAGCGGATTTCGACTACAATTTACACGAAAGTAAGAAGCGCAAAGAGGCTTTACTTGCTGTTTGCGCGTCATTAGTCTATAATAAAGACGGTACTGTCTGTGCTGCTCCTGATAAAGAGGCTATACGGATAATGCACACTGTACTCAAACAACTAGACAACGTTTGCGGCTTGGAGGACACCAAGGATACGCCTATACAGGTGAATATAGATCATAGTACAGCTCTAACAGAAGAACAGCGGCTGCGCAAGCGGTTAGACCTTATAGATCGTATGCACGCCCAGCCCAGCGGTATAGAGAGGAACTGATGAGTAAGCAGTGGAACATGCAATTCGCTCACCTAATGGATACACCTGCGCTCTATACTATGCTCTCACAGGCCACAGCAGCCGCGCCACTGCCCGAACGTGACCAAGGGGGCATAAGTACCCCTAAGCAACCAGGACGGCACAGGGAAGGCCCTACCCCGAAACATAGGGGGGTGAAGTATAGTGTGTAAATATTCAAGGCCCTTTACATTGGAAAGGTTAGTATTATGGCTTATTTAGTACCAAGAGACGCATTAGGCAGGGTTTGCGGTCCCGGCAGCATCATCCGCATAGTTAAGGGCCAGTTACAGCCTCCTAAACGGCGTAGGCGTCCCATAGAGCATGATAAGGACGATGTTTCGTTGTTACGAGTCAAATAAACCGGAGTCCCTTTTATGGACCCCTTAGGATGGGACCCCTATTTATATGGACCTGAAAATGCAGATTATGATAGGCATAGCGATTGGTTGTGTTGTTAACCTGATTTTTTTATGTTTGGAGCCTAAATGCTAACCGGCCAAGCTAAGAAGGATTACCAGAAGACGTACATGAAAGAATATATGCGTGAGCGTCGTGCTGTTAAGACCCATGATTCTGTTAAGACCTGTGTTAAGACCCAGATGGTTCCGGTGTTCAGTAAGACTTCGCCGGTGATTGAGGTTCCGATGGATGCCGGTGAACGCAACCGACTTATCCGTGAAGACATGGCCAGTCTTACCCTGGAAGAGTGCAAGGCTAAATATGCTGATGTTCCTAATTGGCGATTGGAGATGGGATGAGAAATAAGGGTATCAATCAGGAGTTTCGGCAAGACAGTTGTTTCCAGTTTAGCTACGCCCATGATAGTATCGTGGGTCTTACGTCAGGGTCGTTGGTCGAATCCCGGCCCCGGCGTAGTTTTAAAGAAGTTAACGGAGTAATGGCAGTATGAGCGAGATAGACAAAGCGATATTTGCTATAGAGATTACAAATACTCTGTTGCCGTGTGGCGAGAAAATAAAGGCTATAGCGTTGATTATGAAATTATATAATACTGACATCAAAGAGGCCAAGATGTTTGTGGACAAAATCCAGGCTTTATCAGAACCAACAAGATGTACCCGGTGTGGTAATTGGAAACCCGGATGTAATTGTTTAGGTGAAGTAAGTTAACGGAGTATTTGCGATATGATAAAGACAATGACTTACGACAAAGCTTATGAGCAAACGATTGCCAAGCAATGCGACCGTTGCAAGAAAGAATACAATAACCCGATGGAGATGCAGGAGTTTCATCATATAAGATTTACTGGTGGTTACGAGTCAAGGTTTGGTGACGGCACAAATGTAGAATGTGACTTATGCCAAAACTGCCTACTCCTCTTAATCGAGAAATATATGCGGACGAGTGACCGTTACCCAGAAGAGGCAATAGGAACAATGGACCCAGTTAATTCAGTATAGGAGAAAGAGAAAAATGGATAGAACAGGAATGGAAAAAGTGGCAATGCCGAGTGTAAACCCGACAGAAGCAGAAGTTGAAAAATTCGAGGATTTCTGTAATTCGCTCCCCGACGAGGAACAAGCACCTTTACCGGTTTTCGTATGCCCAGAGTGTAAGGAGTTCAATGCTACTTATGAAGAGATACACCCAGATACAGACATAAACGAGGTTGTGTTGGTGTGTCCTGATTGTGGATTCCGAGGACAGCCTAACCCCTCAAGGAGAGTAGTATGAGCGACGCGGAAATACATTTGATTGCTGAAATAGCGGCTTATGTGATATTGGTTGTGGCTGGCTGGTCAGTGGTAATGTTGATTATATGTTTAGGCAGGGCTTCTGATGAACTGGGAAACCCCCAGAGCCAAGACTTTAATTTGTGGAAGTAGCTTAGGAGAGTAGTATGAGCAGAAAATTGATTCAATACGGCGGCGCGTTATTCACGGCTGATTGCCCAGTTTGCGGAGAAGACCTCGAGGCCCCGAAAAGTTTATCTGTGAATAAGTTTATGAGTCAGTCTGGTTCAGGAGAGAAACCATCGACACAGGGTACTTGTAAACGATGTGGGAGACAAGACATGGCTTTCGTGAGATTTACAAAGGCAGTAGCTTAGGAGAGTAGTATGACTTGGTACTTAATAAATAACGAATGGATACAAATTGATGTAGAAACTAAATAGGGTCTAACCGAAACCGGCAGGCAGAGGTTAGCTAAAGAACAATCAAAGCGGTCGTTAGGGACCTAACTCCTTAGCGGTCGCTTTTTTTGTTGCCCTTGACGACAGTAACCATGTAATTCCGAGGTTACTGCGTTTATGATAGCAAAAACAAGGATTTAGTAACCCTTTTGGTAACCGGTTACTAACCGATATTATGGGTATGCAGCACACAATACAATCGAGTTATGAGGCTATGCGGAGTTCTATTATAACCACCGCAGACGCCACGCTTACGTCATACAAGAGTACAGATATGCCTTCTGACGTGTGGGAGGCCGGTCCTGCCGCTGGTGGCGTCACAGTCATCTTCATAGGTACTGGAGCAGACGACGCGACGTTTTCATGGTCACTGCATGGTTATCGTGCCGTAGGGCAAGACCAGGTAGGCCCAGGCGAGATCATAGCTTCCGGCACAGGTATTTTGGGTGCGGCTCTTTCCGAGATAGGGACTCGGTATGCCGACACGATAAATATAACTAATCCCGGTTCGTGGTATGACGTTCCGGTAGCAATAGACAGCGGTAATAACAGAATATGTAAAGTTTGTTTTGATTTATGTGGATTTAAATATGTTATATCGCAGTTTACTGCTATTGGGGCAGGCGGTCAGGCCACAGGGATGAATTCGTATGTAGCTTATTTTTAGGAGTTTATAATGGCATTAGTAACAAGTTCAGATATGTCGGGGTGCTGTGAGTTTACTGTAGGATACGGAAATTTTCTTCATTTCAACAGTGGTAAATACGGTATTGAGTTCGACAGTACCGGCGGTACCGACGAGCGGATATTCGGCAAGGACCCGACCAATGCGGATATAACGAAGTCTGCGTTCTGGCTGGAATATATTCAGCTTACCGCTGGTGATTCTTCCGGCGGTGCCCTATCGGTGATGGACGGGTCAACAGGGCTAAAAATAGTCACCCTTCCGGCAGGAGACTCTTCGTACAGTGGCGGATTATCTCAGGTATGGGACTTCAAGGACGACCCTATTGCGTGTTTAACGGCAGATGCTACATATTCGCTGTGTATGAGTTCTACCGTAAAAGGATTCTGTGGCGGGTTCATTAAAGGGTATTGGGGACCAGTTTCGCTATGAAAAACGAAGAATTCATAACAATGTAATTTGTGTTTAGGAGAAAGAATATGGTCAAAAAGAAAGTTTGCAGGGATTGGGATGTACGAGAGGTATTGGTTGCGGCCTGCCCGTATTGCTCGCACGATATTGACGATGAAGTTGGTTATGCTGACATAGGTGATGATATTACTTGTCCTCAGTGCAAGAAAGTTTTTATTTTAGGAGAAATATGATGGCTGTAACTACGACGACATGTAAAACAAAAGAGTATTGTGGGTGCAAGGATAACAAAGAATATCTAAAAGAACATGGATTGCCTCCAGAGATAGACATTTTTGTTCATACGGGGGACGGTCAGGTTGCTATTGGTGAATGGCTTGAACCGGGAGCGTTTCGTAATTTGCTCGTGAGTTGTTTGCAATATGCCGAATACTCGTCCGCGGTAGCTATTGATTTAGTACGAGCATTCTATGATGACAAAATACAGAAAATGTATATTGGCCAAGTAAATGCAAGAGTTAAAACGGGTAAACAAGTTCAGAGCTTTGAGGATTTTTGCAAGTTGGCTATTCCAACCAAGGTAATCGAAAGAAGAGATGAGGCGATTAAATTACCGAGAGAAGAAGAAAAAAAATGACAAACGAAAAATCTATGACACTGCTCAAACATACAGAGGATGCGGGGGTTTATGGCACACCCGAAACAATGTTTGCCAGAAAGTTTGGCAAATTGGTTGTTATTGAGCGAACAGAAGGCAAGGATAACCAGCGGTTATGGTTGTGCCGATGTGAATGTGGGCAAATAACAACGGCAAAAACAAGCCAACTACGAAACGGACACAAAAGGTCTTGCGGTTGTTTGCGGGGCAGGCCGAACAATAAAGAATTGGCAGTTGGCGAATCTGTGTTTAACCATTTATATAGCCAATACCAGCATACAGCAAAAGACCGTGGGTTGATTTTTGCGATAAACAAAATTGAGTTTCGTAAATTAACAAAAGGTGATTGTTATTATTGCGGTCGGCCTCCGTTTGCTATCCTGAGACATCCCCGACGCAAAGGAGAGTATGTTTACAACGGAGTTGATAGAGTAGATAGCAAAAAAGGATATATTGCTGAAAATGTTGTATCTTGTTGTAAATACTGCAACCGAGCCAAATCTGATTTGTCGCAGTCGGAGTTTTTTGAACTAATTAAAATGGTTTACGAGAATTTATTTATATGAAACATGACGAATTCATACAGCTCCTTAAAAGAAAAGAGGATGCTGGCATGGCTAAAACAAAAAAATGGGTCACTATGTGGCAGGAATCATTGCGGTACTTCTTCGGCGACCAGCTTGCACATAAGAAAGAGCATAAAGAATGGGACTGGATAGTTATAAACTATATCTGGCCGTCTGCAATGCAGGAGATCGCCAAATTGAGCAAGAATTTCAGCGAGATTCACTGCTTGCCGTGGGAGGACAATGATTCCGTCGCTGCCGAGGCATGGCAGAGCAATCTCCAGTGGCAATGGGAAAAGGGATTGAACAAAACAGGTATGCGCCTTGAACAGATTCAGGCTATCCTGTGCGGGAAGATATTCGGGTACCGTGTGAGTAAGATTTTCTGGGACGGTAGATGTACTTGGGATGACAAACAAAAGGTTTGGATGGGCGACACCCAGCATAAGTTGTGGCATCCCGCCGAATTCTGGGCTTCTGACGACGAAAAGATAGAAAACGGCGATTGCGGTACCGAAAGATATGTTCCGCTGGAGTGGGCACAGTCCCGATGGTCGAAATACAAGAAACAACTCGCCGACAAAGCCAGCAAATACAAGGATTTGGTCGCAGGTGGTGATACTACCATCAGGGGCCAGCTTGCCTCTGCCGGTACTTATCCAAACGAAGGCAAAGGCGGGATAGACAAAGGGTTAGGCGCAGATTCAACTAACTATATCCTTGACAGAGTCCTTGACGCCGATAAAATGTCTGACGTTGAGGTGAACGACGACACTGAGTTCGTCAAACTGAACGAGACTTACTTCAAAGACTATTCAGAAACCGACCAGAAGACAGAAGAGGACATTCCTCCGCAAGAGTTGATGGACGCAGGCGAGGTATACGAACAAGATGAGGTATTTTATGATAAAAATGGCACAACCGTCCCGCTCGATGAATGGCCTACGCGAACTCTAAAAGAATGGAAAGAGCCTGATTATCCAACGGGGCGGTATGTCATCCACGTTGACGACCTTATTCTTAATCCTGACGACCAGAAGTACCCGTATTCACGTTGGCCTTTTGTTGTAACCCCTCATTACCTCTTACCGTTCATGTGGCAAGGAATCAACGGTGTTACGTTATACAAGAATGTACAGGACATGATAAATGTCACTGTGTCTCATTTGACCAATAACATGAAGATGTTCGGCGACCCGAAGATAATAGTCGAAAAAGGTGCGATTGATACACCTCCAGGCAGAAGTAAGGAACATTTCCGTATAGGTAAGGCGGCAGGGTCGATAATTAGGGTGGTAAAGGGAGCTATTAGCGGCAAGAGGGTTCAAATTGTAAATCCTGTTACTCCATCAGCGGCGGCACTTCAGCTTTACGGACTCTTTACACAGGAATTCAAGAACCTCTTAGGTCTTCAGGATGTCGCTCAGGGCAAGGCTGGAAACAATATTACCGCCACAGAGTCGAGTTATCTCGCTATATCGTCTCACGACAGGATAGCTTTACAGAATGTTTATGAAACGGAATGGGTGCGAAAGTGCTGTGAATTGGTAGCTGAAATATGTCAGGCGAACTACGAACCCGAAAGATGGGTGCGAATAGTCGGAGAAGATAAATCTGCTGGTGTTATGCAGATCACTCAAGAGATGTCTCTGGTAAAATTTGACGTTGATATTCAGCCGGCACCTGCGATACCGATGGACTCTGAAAAGAGATTAGTGAAACTAATGAAGGCATATGAGTTAATGAGTGCGCCTCCCAATCCAATGTTGCCGGAGATACTTAAAGCGCTGGAGGTACCGAACTGGAAGAAGTTGTTGAGTGAAAGTTCGATATGGCAGGACTGGATGCAGTTCCAGGAACTTTACACAATGGTTGCCGAAGGAAAGATTACGCCCGATGAGGGTGTGAGGATTCTCGTTGA